AATGTTACCGAGGGTCCATTCGATTCGATGTTCTTGCCGAACGCAGTTGCGATGGTTGGTGCATCAAAGTCCGTGAATCTTCCTGACAAGTTGCGAATGCGTGATGTAGTTTTCTGTCTAGATAATGAACCACGGAGCGTTGAGATTGTGAGCATGATGCAAAACCTTGTAGCCAAAGGACACAAAGTTTTCATCCCTGATAATCGACTTGAAGAAAAGGATATCAACGAAATGATTTTGTCTGGTAAAACAATTGAAAATATTATTGACTATATTGATGAAAACACATATGGTGGTATCCTCGCACAAGCAGCGATGAGTCAATGGGAAAAGGCAACAGTAAGATGGAAAATTTAAAAACGACAATTGCACACGGGATCTATAATGTTGACCACTCTATTCTTCATCGTCAAGTTGTTGAGGTTGCGACAGATTGGTTTCTGGACAAATATCACATGCAGAATCCAGATAATACAATCAAGATTGATCTTACCGATTACAAAATGTTGAACTGTTGGGGTGAATCATACAAGCAAGACAAAAACTTTTACGTTATTAGTGTCGCCACCGATCAATACCTTCGTGACTTCATTGCAACATTGATGCACGAACTCGTTCATGTTTATCAGTGGGAGCGTGGTGAGTGGGAAGACGATGGTGAAAAGGAAGCCGAGGACAAACAGTATGAACTCGCGGACGAGTTTTGGAAAGAGGGTTTGATCCGATGATCAAAAAGGTTTTGTGGTGGATCTTGTGTCTAGGAAAATGTGGAGTAAGAACTAAATGAATGTATTAGGTGAAGGTAAAGTCGATCTAATCGATTACATGGGAAGTGACTTGACGGTTGTGAACTCTGCAAGGGTGTCATTCAACAAGGAGTCAAAATGGACAATCGATGTTGAGGCTGAGAAACGTCTGAAAGAAACAGAGTGTCATTTCACTCCAGATATGATCAATAAACTTGAGGAAAAAGATGAGAAGTTGATCCGGTATCTTGCCAAGCACAAGCACTGGACACCATTCTCTCACCCACAAATTACTCTTCGTGTCAAGGCTCCCGTTTCTATTCGCACGCAGTTGTTCAAACACAAAGTCGGACTCACTGAAAACGAAGTGTCTCGTCGTTATGTAAAAGACGATCCGACCTTTTACATTCCGCACTGGAGAACTCAACCAATCGGGGGAGCAAAACAAGGAAGTGAAGACTTTTTAGCAGACAAAGAAAAGTCTGAATTTTATGATGAACAAATGAAAAATCTTTGCAGATATTCTTTTGATCTGTATAGAGAACTTATAGATAATGGCATCGCTCCTGAACAAGCACGCTTCGCACTTCCGCAAGCGATGTTTACAGAGTGGTACTGGACGGGAAGCCTTGCGGCGTTCGCAAGAGTCTGTAGTCTCCGTCTTGACGAACACGCTCAATGGGAAGTAAGACAATATGCAAAGGCGATTGGCGAAATCGTCCAGCCGTTGTTCCCGGTGAGTTGGAAATACCTTTGCCCAAGAGAGGATAGTGCATGAGCCTACCAACGCTGTACCAAGACTTTATTCACCTCTCCCGTTATTCACGATGGCTTCCAGAAGAGAACCGCCGTGAAACATGGGAGGAAACCGTTAGACGATACTTTGATTTCTTTGATGAACATCTAAGAGATAAGCATGGTTATCAGGTTTCTAAGAAGGAGCGTAAAGAACTTGAAGATGCAGTATTGAATCTTGAGATCATGCCATCGATGCGTGCATTGATGACATCTGGTGACGCACTGAAACGTGATCATGTCGCCGGTTACAACTGTTCTTTCGTTGCGGTGAATCGTCTTCGTGCTTTCGATGAAATTTTATATGTTCTGATGTGTGGCACTGGTGTCGGTTTCTCGGTTGAGCGTAGGGAGGTAGATCAACTTCCAATCATCGCAGAAGACTTCCATGAATCAGAAACAACAGTTGTCGTGGCTGATTCCAAAATTGGTTGGGCAAAAGCATACAAAGAACTTGTCTCACTTTTGTCAAACGGTCAAGTACCAACTTGGGATGTAAGCAAAGTTCGTGCAGCCGGTGAAAGATTAAAAACTTTTGGTGGTCGTGCATCTGGACCTGAACCACTTGTTGAACTTTTTGAATTTACAATTGAAACATTTAAAAAGTCAGCGGGTCGAAGATTAACTTCGGCGGAATGTCACGACATTGTTTGTAAAATCGCAGAGATTGTTGTGGTGGGTGGCGTTCGTCGTTCGGCATTGATTTCTCTTTCCTCTTTACAGGATGATAGAATGCGTGATGCCAAGTCTGGACAATGGTGGGTGACAAATCCTCAGCGTGCCTTGGCAAACAACTCTGCTGTTTATGACGGACCTGTGGAACCGGGACAATTCATGGAAGAATGGCTTGCTCTCTACAAGTCCAAGAGCGGCGAGAGAGGCATCTTCAACCGAGTCGCAGCCCGGAAGGGTATCGAGCGTAACACGCAGCACAGAGGCAAGGAAGATCGGCAGAGAGAAACAGATCATAACTTCGGAACGAATCCTTGTTCAGAAATTGTCTTGCGTGATTGTGAATTCTGCAACCTCACCGAGATGGTTGTGCGAGCCGATGATACCCGTGAGTCGCTTATGCGTAAGGCACGACTGGCTACCATTCTTGGAACTTGGCAATCTACCCTGACAGATTTTAGATATTTGTCATCTTCTTGGAAAAAAAATTGTGAAGATGAAAGATTGCTGGGTGTTTCGATGACCGGCATCATGGACTGTGAACTTACTAACGGCAAGGAAGCAGGACTTGAAACTTTACTTTGTGATTTAAGAAAAGAAGTCGTTGAAGTAAATAGAAAATTTGCAAAAAATATCGGTGTTGAGCAATCCGTGGCAACCACCTGCGTCAAGCCATCCGGAACGGTTTCTCAACTGGTCGATGCAGCATCCGGCATCCACGCTCGACATAATCCATATTACATTCGCACCGTCAGAGCGGATAATAAAGATCCGCTCTGCACTTTTATGAAAGATAAAGGTTTTCCACATGAAGCATGTGTGATGAAACCAGATAATGTTACTGTTTTCTCTTTCCCAATCAAGGCTCCCGAAAATTCAGTTTATAGAACTGATCTTTCTGCGGAAGAACAACTTGACTTGTGGTTGAAATACCAGTATCATTGGTGCGAACACAAACCATCCGTCACCATCTCTGTAAAAGAAGAAGAATGGGTTGGTGTCGGTGCTTGGGTTTGGAATCATCTAGATAGTATCTCAGGGATTTCATTCCTACCATTTAGTGATCACACTTATCGGCAAGCCCCCTATCAGGATTGTACGAAGGAGGAGTACGAGGAAATGGTTTCCAGATTGCCGAAAGAAATCAATTGGTCTGAACTTGCAAACTATGAAGTTGAAGACCAAACATCCGGCACACAAACTTTTGCGTGTTCGGGTGACAGTTGCGAAGTCGTGGATCTGACTTCGTAACAAGCCAACATAAGGAGAAATTATATGGCTACTAAAACCCCTAACGAATGCCCCGTTTCCGGTGGCTGTGACTGTGTGAGCAAGGCTTTGTGTCGTGTCGGCATCAAGCGTTCTATGCTCGTAACTTTGGCTCTTGTCCCTTTTGCTTGGGATGGCGTGCTTTGGGTCGCCGATGCGATTCGTTCGCTCTTTGACCTCGCAGCAGGAGTCGGAGGCTAAAATGTCTTTCGCAAGCGTATTGTGTCTTTCTGCCATTGCCGCAGCAGGAGACATCGAGTTTAGCGGCGTAGGTCAAACTGTTGTGACCTCCATTGATGGTGTCGAGACTTTGGATACTCGTCTGGTGCTTGGTGCATACGGCGAGTCCGAAGGTGCTGTTTATGGGTTCTCTTTTGAAACCATTAACAATCTTGATGACACTCAACTTTGGGAAGCATACGTTGGTGCAGACTTTGGTGCAGTTGATGTAACCGTGGGTCGTTTCCAACGAAACTTTAGTGCTGAACTCGCAATGTCCGAATACACATATGGTTTTGGTCTGACCAACTCCAGTGTGTTCGGGTTGAACGGCGTTGTCGTTGATGGCGTTTCGTTCGGAGGAGACATCGGTGATGCCTCCTTCTCTTTTGACATCGTTGGAGATGATGTTTTTGGTGACTCCGTAACTTACGGTGGTCGTGTTGAACTCGGAGCATTAGGCTTCGGATTCATCGGAGAAGAACTGGACGTTTGGACAGTCGATGTTTCCGATGAAAATGGTTTCATCTCATACACTGATGACAATGGCGATTGGCTCGCCGTTGCACAAGGTGTGGTTTTCACCGTGGATGATACTTTCTCCGGCTACGGTCGGGTCGAGTATGACCACCTTGATGAAACGACGTTCGCCGTTGGCGGCGTGTGTGAATTCCAAGAGGGCGTTTCTGCTCTGGTAGAGTATGATGATCGGGACGAAGGTATTCGTGCCGGTTTGAGATTTACCTTTTGATTCATAACACACAATCCTGAGAAAGCAACCCGTCAGAAATGGCGGGTTGTTTTTTATTATTACAACACTAACAAAACGCACATGGATTCATAATGGTTTTTGCAATAAGTATTTGGTATTTGGAGGTGAATACATGGTTGGATATCTTACACTTATCGTCGCTCTTGCAGCAAACATTAATGTCATCGA